GTGCTATGTATCTCGATGGGGCTAAAATTGATTATATCGAAAGCTTTGAATCGAGCCACTTTGAAATTAGAAATCCAAACGTAACCTCAACATGTGGTTGCGGCAGTTCGTTTGCAGTCTAAAGGAAAGGAGTAAACTATGAAGAAATGGTACAAAAGTAAAACAGTCTGGGGAAACGGTTTAGCCGTCCTCGCAGTGATCCTTGAAGGTGCTGGCGTTACTAATATGCTGACTCCAGAAGTACAAGCGGAGGCGCTCGTGGCGGTCATGGGTATCGTAAACCTAGTACTAAGGTTTGTCACGAACGAGCCTGTATCAATCTAACTTTGGTTGTAGCTACTGTCCTAGCGGCAGTGGTGGGCGCAGTTTGGGTAGGGCGTCGGTGGGAACGTACAGCCACTCAAGCAGAGACCGATCGTCAAAGACGGAGTATTCAACAAATTGTTGAGCAAGTGCGTAAGGATGTCGCTGAGTACGATGCTACTGAGCTTAACGACGGGCTGCGCGATCCTACCAGAACTCGCACTGGGAGGCGTTAATGCCGCCTCTGCCTTTTGGTCCTACCGTGCTGCGTCTGCTGACAAAGTCCAAGTACTTACTAAAGATTGTGAATTCTCTAAAGCTATATACCTCACAGAGGAAAGCATCTCAAACATTACTGTAGAAGATAAACGGAAAATAGTGCAGCATAACAAAACGGTAGCCGCTGTTTGCGGCGAAGCAGACTAGTTAAAGTCATAAGTAAGTAAGTACCCACCTCTCATTCACCCGCTTCGGCGGGTGCTTTTTATACTCACTACCCTTACAACTCGCAGTTATCAGCACTGCAGGCTAGTTCTGGCTGTACAGAGGTGTTGTCCGCATCCTCGTAGTCAGCTAACCTATCCCAATCAAGCGCTACTGGCATCGTTTGGGTTAACGAGAGATACATCTCCTTACTGATCTCTTCATAAGGCGCTTGCTGGTACGTGTGCCCACTCTTGGGTAAGAAGGCTATCCCACTCATACTGTCGAAGTTATCCCACACGTAGTTACACACGTTCAAAAACTCATCCTCTCCGTAGTAGATAGTGACAGAAGGTTTATGCTCAGTGTAGTGGTCATTGTATAGCTGCCAAGTCTCAAGTTGGCTTACCGCCCCAACATCACCGACAAAAAGACCTTTATCAGGTGCTTTAGTAGGGAAAGAAAACACCACGTTCTCGTTATTTAACTGGTCCGCCTCCCAAGGAACACCAGCGTCTTGTAAAAATGCTGTCAAAGGGTCTTTTGTGTCGCTTCGTACTCTACGCACATAGTAGGGAGCGTAGCGTGGGTGGATACCTGATGCAGTATCACAAAGTTGGGACACTGTGCCGCTTGGTTTAACACAAGTGATAGCGGCTGCTTGGTTTATACCCAAAGCTTCAGAGTACACCGCATTATACTGGACTGAAGTTTCCTTCAATAGCTCTAGCCCTTTAACAAGTTCATCTTTTCTAACGATTGATAGCTTATGTCCACTAAGCAAGGGGTGGTCGCAACACCCTGTCAACGATACTCCAAGGAGTGCCTCCTCTTCGCAGTTAGTCTTCCACCGCTTAGAGATAAATTTGAAGTCTGTGAGGGAGGCTTGGAGGGTGCCGATAAAGGTAGCATATTTAATCTTCTCTACTAAGTCCTCCCAAGTGTCTTTTGGTCTAACAATAACTTCAGTGAGATTGCAGAACTGCGCTGGTCTCAAGAGGATTTCAGAGCAGGGGTTGCACCCCCACTCGTGGTCCTCGTCGCGTCGGTGGTTTGCATATTTTGCCCTAGCTGCTTCTCGATTGAAGATCCCACGCTCTCCACTGTGGTCTCTGTAAAGTGAAACCATTTCTGACATAAAACTATCTACATCAGGCTTGCAGGTATAGGCAACAGAATTATTTGCCAGTCTTCGATGTGGTGTCCCACCGTCCTCTATAGCATTCCACCACTGCCCTGATTTTGCACCTCGAAGGCGGTCATCAGTTAAATTACTAAGTGAGATGAGCGCGCTGCGCCGCACGCCTCCAACAACAACGATGTCAGCAATCTTGCACACAACATCATGTACCTCTAACGTTGTGAGTTGTCTGTCCGCAGCATTCTTGAAAGTCTCGACGGTATACTGGAACAACTCATTCAACGGGGCGGGTCCAGAAGCTCTGCCACCAAAGGTTTTGAGTCTACTCCCCGCGGGTCTAATTTTACTTAAATCCCAAGAGGGGACCAAACCCCCATACAAAAGGGCTACTAGCTCCTTGTATGCAGCCGCCCACCCTAGTTTACTGTCGCTTACTGTGATAACTATAGCAGTGTCTACAAACTCGCTAGGGAGCTTTGGGAGCTTGTTAACGTAAGCCCGCTCTACTGAAAAGCCAACCCCTGTACCACACATTAAGACATAAACAATTTCAGAGAAGACTTTCGGATCATCAATAGGTACGTAGGCACAGTTGTACCCTGCCACATTGTGGTCCTCTAACGCTTTACCTGCAGACATCATAACCCTCATAGAGGGCATCACATCCATTCTGCGTATAGCCTCTAAAGAGAGTTTAAGTTGATTCTTTAGCTCAGGTTGCGCTACTTCGGACGCCGAGTTTGAGATACGCTTATCCCAAAACGCCCCTACTCTGTCTACAGTCTCGTCCCAAGTCTCTCTACGCCCTAAGTCTTCTCGATATCTGGCGTATCTGGATTTGTGAATATACTCTTGATACAAGTTCATTCAAGTTCCTCGTAAAGTTTCTTTAAGAGGTTGTAAGTAATCTTAAAGTTTTTTGTGTCTATGTCTCTGCCCAAACGTGTGACCACGTAGTGGGAACCCTCGATAACGCTAGTCGCTAGGAACAGGGTGTTCTTCTTGGTCGCGGAAACGTTGTCTTTTTTCTTTTTCTCTGTCGTATTTCTTGATGTCCGGGACGACTCTTTGCCGGTACTTCGGGGTTCTGACTTCTTTCGCGTAAGGGTCACGTCGCTTCCTCCTCTCCGCTTTCATTTCCGTTCTCCCACAAGTCAAATCTGGCTTGTTTCTCTACTACCTCCTCCAAGAAAGCATACAGCAGGCTCTCGGAAGTTATGTCTAGAATCTCCACGATAAAGTCTGGATCGTACCTGTCCGCGATACGTTCTACAAGCTCTTCAACGGTTAAAGTCACCCATACTCCTTCAGAAGATAGGACATACTCACCTCCATCAAGTCGTAATCTCCCTGCTTGACTTCGTGCTTCATAAGTATGCCACTCCAAGATTGCAAGTTTTTCTGCGGCCCAAGGTAGGGGTGGTAATCTTGATAAAACCGTCCACACACTAGTCCACGCCGTCTTTGCCCATTGCATGTATAAATTTCCCCTGTTTGCTTTTGTTGTTGGTGGCCCATTGTAAAGCTGTGCCCTAAACTCTTTAACTTGCTCTCTATTGTGCCTCCAATCGGGTTAGACATCAAACTACTTGGGTTAACAAAGTAATGGCTGTAACATATTCCGTTTAGTTGGATGACGTTCAAAAATGGGTGTGTCTTTACCTCAAGCGCATCAAGGGGGGAAAGAATTAACTCCTCAAGAGAAAGATACTTCCCTAGCATCCTCGTCGCAGCAGTATCTGCTGCTCTGGTAATGCGGTCCTCGTGATTCCCAACACAGTAGTGTATCTCTGGGTCATAGCTTCTAGTGCGTACAGCGGTAAGGAATGTTTTCATAGCGTCCCAACCCACAGTTAGGTCTGCGTGTACGTCCTTTGTCTCCCACCCTTTATCTCCCGGCCTATCATAACTAGACAAAGATGGCATGTCCCACCAATCACCTATGATAATGATTTTATCCGGTTTGTGTTTTCTAAGGTACTTGCCTGCAGCAATCAAGTGTCCTGTCTTGCTCCCAGGATAAATTTGTGTGTCTGGAATCATCGCGTGTTTCATATATTAAGCTCTGTAGCGGTATCTTTCTTTGTTAACTGTGTTTGTTTTAAGAATTGGTAGGGGGAGGCTTCTATTCCCGCGTGGAGGCGTTCTTTATAACCTTCATACCACTCTGTATACCTTCGTGCGCTTGGAAAATACAACCAACTAGGGACAGAACATTGATAAATTAAAACCCTGTTATGTCCCCAGTGTATTTCGTACTCTACGTTGTGGTTATTTAATACCTTAGTCAGACCACTCAAGCAGTTACCAAAGGGAACCCTTTTCCACTTAGCAACCATAACTCACCGTAACCACTCCTTTGGAAGCTCAACACCTGTTGCACACGTTATTCCTTGAGTCTGGCACCATCCGGTATACGT